CGCGCGCAGGCGGGAGGAAGGCTGGCGAATCCGGGGGCTGTTGGCCGCGTGGGCGATGGCTTCCGGGCAGGATACGGGCGAGATTGAGCCGACGCATTGGCCGGGCGTGGCGTATGACGGAATCGTTAAATCCATCAGCACGCCGGAATTTGTCTTCGGTTTCGCAAAGGTGGAGGTGATATTTCTGGTTCCGCGCCCGTATGCGCATGATCTGGCCTATACTTCGGCGACGGGACAGGGCAAGGCGACGCTTTCCATCGGCGGGAGCGCGGCGTGCCGCCCGGCGATTACCCAGACGATGGCGGCGGCGCGCAGCGGCGTGACGTGGATGCTCGACGGGCGGGAGGTGCTGCATATAAACGGCGCGCTTTCTGCGGGGCAAAAGCTCGGCGTGGATTTCGCAACAGGCGCGGTGACGCTGGATGGCACGCATATCGAAAGCCGCCTCGATGTGGACAGAAGCAACTTTTCGGCGGATTTCAGGCCGGGGGTACATGGACTGACCAGCGACGACGGCGGCAGCCTGACGGCAAGGTGGCGATGCGAATGGGCGTGACGGTGTATATCTTCGATGCGAACCGCCGGATTCGGCGGGTTCTGCCGGATGTGACCGAGCTGCTGCATACGGAGAGCGACGGCACGCTGGAGGCGGTTTTCCCGCAGACAGCGGGCGCGACGCCGGGCGAAGAACTGGGGTTTTCCTGCGTGGACGGCCTGTTCCGGCTGTTCACCATTGACAGAGTGGAGCACGACGATCACAACGGAACGGACATCGTCACCGCGACGGACGCGGCGCGCGCCGAGCTTCAGGACACCGTGACGCTGAACGTCGAGCTGGAAAGCGCGACGGCCATCGAGGCGGCGCGGCAGATTCTCGCCGGGCGCGGATGGCGTATCGAGGGCGGCGGCGGACGCAGCGAGAAGGTGGCGACCGGCTACACATCCGCGTGGGCGGCGCTGAGCGATTTGGAGAGCACCCACGAGGTTCGGGTGCTGCCGGGTTACGCCATCAGCGGCGGCGTGGTGATGGGCAGGCGCCTTGTGGTGGCCGAACGGACAAGCACGTTTCGCGGACGCATCTTCGAGGCGCGGCTGGATGCGACGGATATCGCCATTACGCACAGCGAGCGGCCGATCACCCGCGCCTATGGCGTTGGCGCGGCGACAGGCACGCAGGACGTGCCCACGCGCATGACGATCGCGGATGCGGCGTGGAGCAGGGCGAACGGCGACCCGGCGGATAAGCCGGCCGGACAGGCCTACATCGACAACCCGGACGCGCCGCCCGGCGCGCTGGTGCGCGAGATGATGGTGCTCGACGAGAACGAGACGGACGCGGCCAGGCTGCTTGAAAAGACGTGGGAGAAGCTCAAGGCGCGGCAAACGGCGCATGTCTCCGGCACGGCGACGGTTGCCGATGTGGAAATGCAGCCGGGAATGGAATACAAGGCCGTCCGGCTGTATGACCGCGTGGCCGTCATTGCCCGCAGCGGCGAAAAGGTGATGGCGACGGTGCTGGAGATCAAGCGCGACTATGTGCGGCCGCATCTGACCAAGATCACCATCGGCGAGGAAGATTTCCAGCCGCGGACGCTTTCAAAGGCGGTCGCCGCGCTTGCCCGATCGGAAATCGCATCGCGCGGACGAAGTGCGGGCGTGAACAATAAAATCATCCAAAATGCGGCGCTGATTCAGCTCAACGCCGAAGCGATCCAGATGAACGCAAAGACGATCCTCATGCAGGCCGAGGATATCAAGCTGCGCGCGACCAAGGAGGAGGTCGAGCAGCAGGGCGACCAGCAGAACAAAAAGATCAACGCGGTTTCCATCGACCTGAGTGCGGCGAACGCGCAGATCAGGCTCAAGGCCGATCAGACGGTGACGGATGCACTCGGTCAGCGCGTTTCCGCGGCGGAAATCGCCATCGACGGCGCGAACAGCAAGATCACGCTCAAGGCGGACAAGATCGACCTTGACGCGCTCATCACCAAGGTCAACGGGCTGACGACGGGCGGCGTGAAGGCGAAATCGCTCTACACCGAAAAGCTGATCGTCACCAACAACTATGTGCATATCGGCGAAAAGGACGGCTCGTGGAAGACATACACCGCCGTCACGGATTTCACGCAAGCGTCGGGAGAGTCGGCCCCTTCGGCTGACGCGACCGTTTTCGCGTCGGCCATCGGCGAGGGGGTGACCCGAACGCCGGAGGCGGGCGAGACGATTGCCTTTGGCGGCGCGGCGTAGGGGTGACCCTGCGCAAAAATAGCCTGCTGAACTGCTGGAATATCCTGAAGCCATTCGGCCACAGCGCAGGGATGAGAAACGCCCAAACGCGACGGGAAAAAATCGAATGGATTGGACGATCAGCAACGAAGCCCTGATGAGGGGAACGCTCACAGACCAGCCCGGCGGGGCGATAGGGAAACCGAAGCGGCAGGCCCTCGAACGAGGTGAAGATATGGTCGAGCCCCGGCGAAAGCCGAGGGGAAGATGCGCTGGATATTATGGCGGGCGGCAGCGGCCCACTGCTACAGGGAAACGAATACACCGGATCGCTTTACGAGCCGGGGACGAGCGAAACCTATCACCTGCGCGGCAGTGAGGTGCATTCCGATCTGTATTACGCCAACGGCAGCGTGGAGGCGCTGACCGGGTACGGCGTCATCAATTCAACGCTGTACACCAAGAGCGGCAGCACATACAAGGAGCTGCCGTACAAAAAGTATTATGTGAACGGCACCGTCCAGACAATTTACAGGCGCGGAAACAGATACCCCGATACGCTGTATGTCAGCGGCGGTGACGTGACGGTGCGCAGGCAGGGCGATTTGATGAAAGTCGCGCTTTATTACGGGGGAACGCAGCGCGCCAATTTGAAGCTGGCGACGTTCACCACGCGCGAGGTGACGGCGCTTGGAGGGTGACAATATGGATATGGCGACACATTTGCAGGCGATTTATAACACGCTCGACGAGATTGAGGTCAGGGGACACGAAAACGTCAAGCGGATGAGCCTGTGCATGGATTATCTGAAGGAGCTGCGCAACGAAGCGATGAAGGGAGACGCGAACGATGCTGCTGCGGGCGAAGGCGAAAAAGAGATGGCCGATTAACTGGGTTTCCACCGCGATGGCGATGAGCCCCGGAGAAATATGGATTGATATGCCGTTTGACGGCCGCTTGCCGGAGGCAGCGAGGGCGTTTGACGGATGCGAAACGCTGACGGTCTATGCTGATGAGAACGATCAAACGGGAACGGTGTATGCGGGCTACACCAAACTGACGCACATGATGCTCGATACCTCGCTGACCCTGCGTCTGCGGAAGGAGGAAGCGCATGCAGCCGATCACGCTTGAATACAGCGCGGATATCCTCGCCGGAATCGGCATGACGGGCATGCCGAGCCTGTTCGCGATGGGCGATAAGCTGGCGCACGTGCTGCACGTTCGGGTGAAAGCGGGCGGAGAACCGGTCGATTTGACGGGATGGACGGTCACCGCCAGCGTGGTTCGGCAGGATCAGGCGACGGTGATGATGGCGGGAAGGACGGTCGGCGATGCGGCGGAGGTGACGCTGGAGGCGCCCTGCTACAGCCAAAGTGGCGGGTTTACGCTGTCCGTGGCCATCGGCAGGGAGCAGCAG